ATTATTAATTTTTCTATCTTCAACAAACTTTGGACCTTGAAGTATAATATCTCTTACATGTTCACGGTCTAATGTATCACCATCACCCCATGAATATTCGGGCATTGATGGATAACAACACATCTGTAAGTATAACCAACTTGCTTCAAGTATCATCTCTTTTGTAATACCTTCAATAGGATATAACCCATCTTCAGTATTATAAAAAGACCACACATAGTCAATGAATTCTTTTAAATCAATCATGTTAATAAGCCCCCGATGGTTGTTAGTTTGGTGAGTGAAATAATGATTAAGAATGATAACATTATGACCACATCATGTGCTTTGGTTCTTATAAAGAATGGTATGCTTATTATGTTAGCAACAAGGTGCATTAGTGCTCCTACTGTTGCTGATACATGTAACACAATAAAATAGGCAGTAACTATCAGGAATGATCCGATAATTCTGCCTGTGGTTAATACTCTCATTTAATATGCACCTCGGAAAAGTTCAAACATTACATCGCGAATTTCTTTGATTGGTTGTACATCAACACCAACAACTTCGCCTGTTTGTCTATACTCATCAAGGGCAGATGTAATGAGGTTCCATTGATCATCAGTGAAAAAATCATACATTAGATTTAACTCATTGTGAGTGTAATCCTTGTTGTTGATTGTGAATTTAGTCATAGTAATTGAGTTTTAAAAGTGTGCATGAAAAAGGAGCAATTAGTTTGCTCCGCTATCAGGATGACGGTTCTCATCTTGGAATTTAGGATTAAACAACCCGTACATTTTGTCACCGATTGAGTTCATTAATTCGGTCTCTTTTTGACCGTAATCTTGATAATCAGCAAGGGCAGAATCAATTGCATTCCACTCATCTTCAGTGAAAAAGTTGCGGACTGTGTTATAATCTGTTTTTAGCATAATGATTGAAATTGAAAGTGATTGTGTGAGGGAGGTTGATCCGTTCCCTCACTATAGGGACACTTTAGGGGTACCAGTTACTATAATCGAGGGCTGGCTTATTTGAATGTTGCATTAACACTAATAACCTTTGCTTTAGGGTTACGTGCTAGTGCAGTTTCTCGCGCATCTTGCATATTAATGGCATGAACTTGCTCATTAAAAACTTTACCACCAACATACAATTTAACATCCCACTTCATTAGTTTGCCTCCATTGTGTTAAGAACTTCAGTTAAATGTTCCTCTCCTAATTGTTCTTCTATCTCACTTTTTAACTCTTCATCAGAATACTTATTATAGGACAATTCTAATGAGTCGTATATAAATTGTGCCATTTCTGAAGGATCCATGTTATCAAGAATACCTTCACAAAGTGCTTGTCTGAGTTGATAATTAGTGCTCATTAGTTTGCCTCCATTGTGTTAACTAGATGGTCTACACATTCTGCATAATTGTTATCATCTCGTGCTTCTAATTGTGCAAAGTAATTATCAGTGACCGATTGCAATTCTGCATAGATTCTATCTACATAGGATTTAAAATCAGGGTCACTTAATCTATACTCATTACCCTCAATAAAATCATCTACAAGATATAATACTGTTGATATTTCATTGCCAGTTAGATTCAATTTGTGGGTTGTAGATTCATAACTCATTGTTAGTGGGCCTCCTGAATGTGATGTGGGAATGAATAAATGTTTTGCCATGATTTATCCTCTTAAGTATAGATAACCACCTGCCCAATCTGTGAAGTTAGGGTTATGCAAGTGCTCACGTTCTCGGATAATTCTCATATCATAGCGAACATGTTTTGCAGGTGATTTGTATGAAGCAGGTTTGTAAACTTGCCCAGTGTTTCTATCAACAAAGGCATGAACTCCACCTGCCCATTCTTTACCATTAGCATCAACATCTGACTGAATTACCTTCCAATATTTCTTACCTAATTTCATCTTGAATGTTTTATTAGATGTTGAATTAGGGTAGGATTGTTGATAATTCTCTTCTAATGATTTGCACAGTTGATAAGTCCACTTCTCAACCTTTTCAGATAGAGTGAGTCTTTCTTCTGGAAATACTGCGATTGTTGGAATTGATGTTGTCATGATAATAAGGAAAATTGGATAATAAAAAGGACAGTAATTTACTGCCCATTTGTGTATGAACCCATCACACATTCTCCGTAACGAACTTCGGCATAACCGTATTCTTCGGAGAGATCTAAACACAAACCCCAACAATCGTCAAGGTTAACAAATGAGGAATTCTCATAAGGTGCAGATGGACAATGAACTGAATATCGCATAATTGAAAGAAATAAATGATGTGAAGGGAGGTCTATTAGGCGAGGAGTCGAACTCTGCATAGGGCAGCATCCTCGCCACTCCCTTCACTATAGGGACACTTTAGAGGTACCAGTTAGCATTAGTTGAACTTGCCACAATTGAAGTTATGATAAGAAAATGTGTAACGGTCAACTATCTTATAAGTGCCGTAATCATTGTCCATCACATAACCTTCATGGTCTACATCTTTACTATTAATCTCACAAGTGATATCATAGTTAGTGAAAATGTAACAAAACATGTCCATTTTAATAGATTCAACTAACTTCCATAGTCTCAGTAAGTTAATATCAACCTGGTAATCTTCTGCCAATTCTTCTTCATCTATCTCATAACCTTCCTTGACATAAGTGTTAATTGCTTTCTTTAATTCTGCTGCTTCTCTATCATTAACAAATTCAACCATTGTTGACATTTGACGGGCAAACTTACATGCCTGTTGTATATCATCAAGGTGAACACTAAGTTCTACTTTAGGTTGAACAAATCTAACATGAGGTGTATTTTCTACCTTATATGTGATAGGGAATGCTATACAATCTCTCAAATCTTTATGAGCAATGTATTTCGTATGAGGTGCAATTAGTAGCCTCTGATATACTATCTCAGGGAATTTATAGGTTATTGTATTAGGGCAGTAAGTATTATTGCCACCAAAACCGATAAAATCACCTTGGTAGATACCGTCAATGCGAGGTAAGTAATCAAAGCAATTATGAAGAATGTCCGCCACTTCTCCCGTATGATTCTTATCAATTTGTTGATGGGATTCGTTGATCTTGATTTTAACTTTGTTGAATACACTTTTAGTTCCTACGAAAAAGTTTCCAGTGGAAGGATTAGTACCCCAAACTATTGCTGGAGCACCGTCAATTTTGACTGATATGTTACTATCAGCAGTGAACCAATCTAACACAGTTAAATCACCAGTTAGAATGGAATCTTCGGGATGTTCGATGTGAAGGTTTTTCATAATGATAGTATTTTAACATGAAAAAGGGAGGGAAATCCCTCCCTGTAACAATTATTCAGCAACTACAAGATTTGATACAAAGTTGATTGCCTTCTTGCCAAATGGGAGAACAAAGTTATAACCTTTTTGCACATCTTCAATTAGAAGTTTAACTTCATAATTGTGAACTCTAACCCTTGCTTGAAAATCTTCGCGATAATCATTGAAGGTTAGTTTAGGTGCAGGAGGTGCAACTTTGACCGTTTGAGTAACAACAACTGGCTTTTGAGTTGTTATTACTTTGGCAGCAGACTTACGACTTCTTCTCTTTCTTGGAGTGGTTGAAGCAACTGTAGTCTTTGCTGGCATAGTTTAACCTATAGAGTGAATGTAAGGACTTAAATCCGAACCGAGACCCGATCACCATTGCTGGTTTGACTTGGTAAGTGACTGCCTTACACTATAGGGACACTTTAGGGGTACCAGTTAGCATCATTTACGCTTTTTATGGTTATTGATAAAGTTTCGTGCAGATTTCTCGTTACGACATACTTTAAGCTGGCTACCTTCATGTATAATAACCAGTTGCTTGCTATTTGATACTGGAACAGCATAATATCCGTCATTAGTTGCAAATCCATGTTCACAATCTTTATAAAAACGGGCAATAGATTTGAGTTCTTTCTTATCAGTCATCGTTTAATTACACTAATTGCGGGTTCACCTTGCTGGAATACAGTATCAACAACTGCACTAACTTTGCGTGAGGTGCTAATACCAACTCTATCCCATGTAGGTACAACAACTAAACCAAATGTCTTGGATTCATTACCAGTTCTTATTACCCTCCCTATGGTCTGACTAATAGTGATATAATCCATATTGCGTAAGAATAATGCTGCTTCTAGTCCTGGTACGTTGATACCTTCACTGAGAATACTGTGATGAACTACAACAAACTTCCTGTTATCTTCACGTCCCCAAGTGTTAAGAGTATCAAAAAATTGCTCCCTATTTACCTTCTTACCATTGATAATTGCACCAGTCTTCGATGTAATAAACATCCACGAATAACCCTGCATATGTAACTCTCTACCAAATGCAGATTGTGAGAATAAATTCACAATTTGTCTGGTAGATCTTGCACAAATAAGAACTTTATTCACGCTTAGTTCATCAATGGTTGCTAACAAGTTATCACACTCTTTTTCACTATCTAATCTACTATCATCAGTGTTTTCTATCTTCTTGATGATAACTTTAGGAGGGAGAATTACACCCTTTTGTACTAACTCAGGGGCTGGTACATTGCATAATACTTTACCATAAACCTCCTCATCATTCATCCCTGCTTTATCAACGATGGCAGAATGTTTTGGAGTTGCAGTAAAGAAGTAGCAACGATTTGCATTGTTACTGAAATACTCAGTAGCACTAAAAAAGTTCTTCTGAACACTATTATGTGCTTCATCAAAATATACTGTATCAACGGGAATATCTGCCTCTTGTATTCTATGAAGCGAATGATATGTGGTAAAGATTAACTTATGCTTCTTCCAGTTCTTAATGCTCCATTCACGAATTGCATCCTTATCTGTTGTTGAATAATGATGAGTTTCGCCACTATGTACATGCAACACCTGAGCATTTGTGATGTGCTCTAAGAAATTAGCAGATAATTGCTCTGCTAATAGTATACGAGGTGCAACTACTATTATAGTTTTTGGTTCAGTAAATCTCTTGAAATGTTTATCCCATTCCCAAATATATCTCAATTGACGTTGTGCATCAGTGATTGCAATAAAAGTCTTACCGCCACCCGTAGGAACGATGATTTGACCCTTATTATATTCACGAAGTTGGTCAACTGCTCGCTTTTGATGTTCACGAAGTTGAATCATTAAATAATCACGAATGAATAAATTATACCATGAATAGTGTTAAAACGCCACAGAGACGCTTCTAGGTACACTATAGGGACAGTTTAGAGGTACCAGTAACTATAACTTAGGATTATAGTGTTGTGCTGGTTTCTCTTTTTTCTTCCTAATATCACCAATTAATCTATCACCAGCACGTTGTAATTTACGTCTTTCAGGTCTAGTGTATCCACTAGCTTTCGCTGGTTTATACTTAGGATCAACTGTATCTTTTTTCTTAGTTAATAACTTAGTCGCTGCTTTTTCTAAGTCTTTCTTAGACTTACTATCACCCTTTGATGCTCTACGTTCTAATGCTGCCTTACGTTGTGCTTCTCTTGCTGATAACTTAGCAGACCCTCTTTCACGAGTTGGTTGTTGCTCACGTTGAGATCTTGGTCTTTGAGTACCAATATCTTTACGTGGTTTATAATCTTTAGCAGGTGCAGTTTTACCTCCACCTATTGCTTTAACCCTACGCTTTTCAGGAGTTGTTTTCTTCCTAGATGCACGAACTCGTCCACCTTCACCAGGTGCTCTGGTTGCTGTTGTGAGGTCTTTATCATAAACCTCAGTTATAAACTCCTGAAAAGTTTTCATCTACGAAAATATTTACCTATATTTTATTTAGTTCCAGCACCTTTAAACACTTGGTCAGTATCAAAAAACTCTTTAACTCTAGCCCTCCTAAGTTCTAACAATTCATTGTATCTTTTTTGTTGTTCATTAGTATACTTAAAAGATTGCTTACGCCAAGAATCTCTTAATTCACGAAGTTCATAAAGAATAGATGCTGGTTTCATAATAGAAAAGGAATTATACTATGAGGACACTTTAGAGGTACCAGTTTCATTCAACTTTAGATTCACGTCTTTTAATAAACTGCAAATCCTTCCAGTCCTGTTCATAACATAACAACAATGTATGAATATATTTGTGCCTTTCATTCTTGGCATATTCACACTTAGGTTTAGGTTTAATTCCTGTTTCTATTGTAATATATCTGGGATGAGTTTCAAACCCCTTTATGGGTTCCTCTTTATCACCTTTAAAATATACCCAACCTTCATCTTTACCATATTCTCCCCGATCCCAAACTACATAGTCGTTGACTTCAGGTTCATATGACATTGACTACTCTTCATCAGGTTGAACATATGTGGGGTTGTTAAATGTCTCTTTAACATCACGAACTGCTCTCAACCTGTTAGGATTTACTCCAGCATTAATATATTGATCTAACAATACATTTGCTTTTTCCTTTGTTAAATTCCTAGCTACCTCATCAATTAGTGTCCAACCTTCGGTAGTTAATTCTTCAATGCGATAAAGTTTTTCCATAGATCTTAAATACTAACCAGTTATATAGTAAGATACCCTACCAGTATAACTGATAGGGTAATAAATGTCAAACAAATTCAGCAAGATAATAATCAACGGTGATTTCTAATTCTGCTGCTTTTCTTTCACAATCAGCAATGAACTCTTCAATAAGTTCATCAGTGTCATTGATCGGTTGATCGTTCATTTAGAGTCCTCCTTGCAGGTACAGGCGTTTGAGATATTTTTAAGTTTATCATATAATCTCACAACATCACCATATTGTTGTCTTAATTGATGTTCTTCAGCAGCACTCATATAATTAAGTGCCGACTGAAGAATATGCAACTCATCTTTACTTAAATCAACTAGCATTCACGACCTCCTTATCTGGTATATTTACCTCATAAGGAGTTGAATGAACGTCATAACACTTCCATTCACCATTCTCAAAAAGATAAGCAAATTCTTCACCATCCTCAAGATAATCTTCAACAGTAGTATCTAATCTTGGTTCAGTATTCTCACCACGATCATTATAATATTGAATGTGAGTCTCAACCTTTTTAAGATCCCAATCAGTATCAGAATCGCAACATGAAATATCTCCACCATCAATTAACTCTGCTATCTCTTCATAGGTGTTAAACTTCTGTTTTAAAATAACACCTAGCCACTCAGGATAACCATCCCAGTGATGATAAACTGACAATACATGACCAGTCTCAAGTAATAAACCAATGCGTGATCTTGTTGCCATAATAATTAATGATGTTTTCTGTGACAAGGTTTGCAAAGTATTTGACACTTTGCCATTTCTGCTATTACTTTAGGTCTGCCATAAGTTCCTAACATATCAGATACACAAGCGATCTTTGTATTAGGGTCTATGTGATGATAATCAAATTCATCAGGATGACCTTTTTTTCCACAATCACAACAACCATTAGAAACATCTTGTAACTTAGTTTCTTTAAACCAAATTTGATTGTTGTGCTTATATGTCATAGATCTTTCAATGGTTATCTTCTTATGACGAAGATACCATTGATGCTTTGCATCTTTCTGTTTAATAGGATCTTTATAAGGCATTACAAAGTAATAAACAAAAAAGTTGAGCAAGGTCTTATCCACGACATTTGTTCGCTACATTGCCTTGCTCGGCGGTTGGATCGCCATCTCTGGGACTTACATAATACGCTGCCAATTAATGTCGTGCGGTTTACATAATGCCCTGAGTACACTATAGGGACAGTTTAGAGGTACCAGTTAGTATCAACCACCATCAATCTGGCATCCTAACATTGAACCAACAATTGCACCTGAAGGTATTGCCCACCAGCGGTCTTTTCCACGAGAACCGAATCCAGCAAGTCCACCACCTAATAATGCACCAGCAACAGAACCTTCAGAGCAATCGTTGTTATCAACTTCATACTCATCATATCTTCTAGTTCTTGTTGTATTTTCTGGTGTACTATCTACTCTCCTTCTGCTACAAGGGTATTCAATAGTATCTGTCCAAGACTTTATATAACCAGGATTATTAGATGTTCCTGGTACATATTCCTCTCTATATTCTTCTCTAAAGCAAGTATTTTGCTCAGAATAACCTGCTCTGGAGCCTGCAACGGCAGGAGTACAAGCACTCAAAGCAATAACAGCAGCAAGTAAAACTTTCATTGTAAATTTTATTTTATAATATAAGTATACATTAAATCAACCGATTTGGCATACAGGTTGTGCCAGTTCCTTAAGTGCCTCCATTCTTAAGAACAATCCATCCTTACTATAATGTAATTGATAATTCTCAGTTGTTACATAGTAGCCCACAATATCTGTTCCATCATCTTCCCAACCATATCCTTTAACTCGTTCTTCAACGCCATCTATCCTCATCTTCTTACTACCATGTAAGTATGAATGGTATCTGTCGTCGAGATTAATCATTGGTTTTTTGGTAAATATGTGGACATCATAACATAGTTATGTAAATTATCTATGAATTTAATAATGTCTTTAGAGTGTGTTTACGAATCGCAATCTTTTTTTGCTTTCTTCTCTTGTTTAATCCGCCTCTTTACCATTTTAGCATAATTTACATCTTGTTCAGTATACCAATCTGGATGCTCCTTTGCTCTCTTGATAATCGTTTTAGCTGCCTTCTTGTCCTTCAATTTACCCCTAAATGTGTTGCCAAGTAGGTATTTATATAAGATCTTCTAACTTAAATATACTAATTGATTCAAATCCTGCTTCCTTAATTGCTTCACTTCCACCCTCTTGCCTATCAACAATAGATACAATTCTCCTCACCTTGTAACCCGCATCTGCGACCTTCTGTGCTGCTTTAATGGATGAACCACCTGTTGTTATAACATCTTCTAATATGGTTATCTCAGTGCCTTCTGGAGGTAGTTTACCCTCTATCCATGCTTCAGTACCATGACCTTTAGGTTCTTTTCTAACAATTAGTGCATTAATTAATCTTCTATCTAATGCAGAAACTAATGCAACCCCACTCACTAAAGGATCAGCACCTAATGTAAGTCCTGCAACATAGGTAGTATCAACGTGCATTAACATTAATAAACTTGCAAGTGTAAGTCCTCTACCTGTTAATACTACGGGCTTACAGTTAACATAATGTTCACTTGTTTTGCCTGATGAAAGAGTAAACTCACCTTTACGATAAGCATCCTTCTTTAATAGTTCTAGGAGTTCTTCTTTCATTTTGTTTCTGTCTTTATGTCGTATTCTATCACAACTTTCTTAGAAGTTCTACCACTGTGATCTGCTGTAGTATATTGATTCCACTCACCTTTAAGTAACTCTTCCATTAACTTTCTATCTAACCCACACATATTCACACAATTCTCAACTGATTTGCGAACTGATTCTAAACCATCTGGATATGTTTTAACCCTAAATCCATGTCTATCTAATTCATTACCCTCCTCATCATACTTCTTATCATTTTTGATGTCTTTTTGAAACTCACTCATTTAGTTTTCCTCCTTGGTACTTTAATAGTCCAAGAAGGTGATACTAAATCAACCATCTCAAACTGTTTCTTATTCTTTTCAATCTCTACTAGCCACGCATCATTAGCAATCTCACCATAATGATTCTCTGATTGACCAACCTCCTCTAATAAAGTTTGATCAATCATATAATAAAGAGTATCCCAAGTTAAGGTTGTTCTTAATTGATTGACAATTCGTTCTCTATCATAATCATCTAGATCATCAGTATCTAAATCTAAAACATCACATCTGATGTTAACAAGATCAGTAAGGTTGATTGTGATCTTTACGTCATTGTCAATAGTCATTTTAACGGTGCAAAGTTTGCGTTACCAACATGAATAGGTCTTGGTTTATATGCCACATCTTTAACTGCTTGTGATGACTTTTGTAATTGTTCAATGGCAGTTAATAACTCAGGTGTTTCCTCCCATTCCCAAATCTGATTGTGCTTTGGATTCTTCTTTTCAACTGTGTGAGTTTTAAGTGTCATTTTCTGAGCTCCTGAGAACTAAGGATAAAATGTATAGTGGAACCACGGCAACTGCTCCACCTAGTAAAATGAAACCTACTTCAGTAATGATACTGTCTAACATTCATCACCTTATATTTACGAACATTATAAAACCCCTCAACTAAAAAGTCAAGGGGTTTGTTTGTTTCTTTACCTATTCAGTTGTTTAAACTAACATCTCCTTACATATACGTTTACAACTAGAATGATCGTCCTCGCACTCAATCAGGCAGTTAAAGTAGTCGTTGACTAACTCCGTTTGCGCTATGGCATTATCGGACTCTTCTAATTGATTCCATCCTGCAAGCTGATTGTGTGAAATAAGGTTGTGCATTAATACTCTCCAATAAACTACAATTACAAAGGGTTTTAGAGCATCTTGTTGTCCTCAAGTCTGTTATTATTTATCAGAAAACCAACACAAAAGCAAGTACGGTTTTACAAAAATAAATGCCTACGAGTTTATACTTACCCAATCTTTATATTCTTTTATCTGTTCTTCTGTCCAATCCTTCATATAATGTTTTCCCAGTGCTCCACGCAATAAAGCAACGCTGATACCATTAAATGATTTAACAGGTTCGGGTTTCTTCATCTTCTTAACGTCTTCAGATATTCTAATACATTCTCCCTCACTTCCATTAACTCATTAAAACATTTCTGATTATGAGCACAACCACGAAGAGCTGCATCTGGTTTATGAACAGATTCAATGTATAAATCTAATCCACGATTCCATTTCTGATTAGGTGACTCATCATCATGAATTGTGTTCTGGTCTTTCATTTAATAACCTCCCAGTTGTCATCTCCACCTTCAAACATCTCAAACGAATAACGATTAGATATTGAAGCAAGAACTACTTTTCCATTCCTCCTATTTACCACTCTACAGGAATGAAGTTTATCCATAGAATGTACAAAACGATCCTCAGCTACAGATGATCGTGGTTTAACACAAACAAATTCAGTTTTCATTGGGTTTAATGAATTAATAATATTATAGCATGAAAAGAAACAACCCTATGAATCTTGTGACGGTTCATAAATTGTATCCTTCAAGTGCTGATACAGACTGGGTTTCTCTTGTATTATATTCTCCCACTTCTGCCATGCCTCACTATAATCTATGCTAGGATCTGATTCAGTATAAGGTGATAATTCCATGCCTGATGCAATATAATGGAATCCTGCACCTAAATGTGAGAAATTCTTATCATTATAAATCTCCTTACCATAAGCAGTTAACCCAAACCTCTGATAATTATCTGGTGAGGTAAGATCATATTGCTTATTAAATATATCTCTCCAATAAGGTGTATCATCTCTTTGTGTAAGTGCATAATGAACAGCAATAAAATCTGCCCACTCATCAAATTCTAATGAAGTAGCATTATTATAATAATCTTTCAACAACTGCGATGGTTTACCTCGTTTCAAGATATTATATAAAACTAAAAGATTCTGATGAACAGTAAGTAAACTATTAGACTCCAAAGGTTCTAAGAAACCTGCACTCAACCCAATGGCCACTACATTTTTCACCCATGTTCTCTTATATCTTCCCACTTTCATAGGAACTTTCTTAAATACACACCGACTTACATCCCATCCCTTATTATATAAATGAGATTCAAATTGTTCTTTAGCATCAAAATCATCAATATACTTTGAAGAATATACATATCCTGTTCCAATCTTATCCCACAAAGGAATCTGCCACACCCATCCATTATCAATAGCAGTACACTCAGTGTAAGCTACCATCTGCTTTTCCTTATCAATGAAGGGAACACGAGTTGTCCATGCAGAATCATTAGGAAGTAAATGCTCATAAGAAATGAACGGTTCATCTAACAATTCACCCAATAATTTACTCTTAAATCCAGTACAATCAATAAAGAGATCTGCTTCTATCCATTCACCATTATCTAATCTTACAGAGTCACCAACATATCCAACTACTTCTCCTATTATATGTTTAACTCTCTGACAATAATTATTCTTTAGATACTGTCCAAACTTTACTGCATCAAATTGATAAGAGTATTGTTCTCCTTTATCAAACTTACCCCTCTCTGCTAGAAGTCCAAGAGGATTAATCTCTTGACCATAGTAATTACATGATACATTAGGATGTGCATTCTTATATTTCCACCAGTCTTCAGGATGAATATGTGGATTATCACCAAAAGGATAGTGAAAACCTCCACTATCCTTTCTTAAGAAGTTCGTTAGTTTAATACTGTGTTTGAATGTACCATTAGTCTCTCTAATAAAATGAGGTTCATCCTCACCTATACCAACGAGATCTATCCAATGTTTTATTTTGAATAAGGTACTTTCACCAACACCAGTTATGCTTATAGAAGGTGATTCAACGAGTATTACCTCATGATTGGTTAGTCGTGCAAACGTAGTTGCACTCATCCAACCAGCTGAACCACCTCCTACAATACATATTTTCACTCACGCATCTCCCCTGTGACAATTAAGCAACTAGATCATCATGTGTTCTGGTAACACGTTTAGATGAAGTATGAACTATAACTTTATCAGACTTATCTTTATTTGCTGCCTTATAAACTAATGCAGCATTTTCTTTTACTGTTTGTCCACCCTTTGAATGAGGAAGAAAATAATGATCGACTTCAATAATCTGACCATTCATAACATCCCTAGCATGAATTTTCTTACCACTAAGAAGACATACTTCATTTTGGGATTTCCATAAATCAAACCTTTCTTGAGTATCTAATTTAAAATTTCTCTGAGGATCTTTATAAACTATAAGACCATCCGAAAAATCTCTCAAAGATGCAATTAACTTATCTTGACGTATTGTAAGGAAATTCACTTGTGCTGCACTTCTTTGTACACCTGCATAACCACGATCATCTGTACCTGTTGGTTGAAATTCCTTTTCATGACCTTTAGGAAATTTCTTTCTCCATAAAATTGTAGGATCAGCTAATCTCTCTTCTTGAGCATTACAAAATTCAATAAAGAATTTTTCTTTATCAGTAAAATCCACGTCATTATCATTCATGAATACTAAAAGCATTGCAAGATCAACAAGATTTGGAGAAGCCGTTTTCTTACTAGAAATTAATAACTTATCACCATTTTTTATAAACTTAGCAAAACTTGCTATTTGCTTAATAACTCTTTCTGCTTTTTTAAAATGAAGCACTTCTGGTGTATTATCTCCATATGCTTTATCTCTATTAGCAGGGCCAAATCCAATCAAACCTCTTGCACATAAACAAGCAACATCAACAACAAACTCATCAACCACTCTTCTATGAAAGGGTTTATCATCTTTACTTTTAAAAATTAATTTTAAGTCTGATTTGTTCTTAGCAACACATTCTCTTACATCATAAGCAAATGTGTACATTAAACAATTTCTTTTTTCTGCATTTAATGTTATGCCTTTATTAATAGAATCAAATAACTCAGCAAGATCTCTTCTAGTTCCTGTAGTAACTACAGTAACAGTAAATTTTATATTATCAATTTCGTTAGCAAATTTCGGATCTAAATCATTATAGAGTTTAGATGCTTTTCTTGCAGTAAATACGATTGGACGAGTAATTGACCCACCAATCTCATAATCCTGCTCATATAAAGGAAAATGTCCTGTAAGACACCCAAATATAAAATCTGTTACACATCTAGTTCTATTATTACCATCAATAGTTATATACTTATAACCTTTCTTTAAAAGATCATCAAAAAACTTATAATCTTCATGATTCTCATCATATTTTAATCTAATTGAATTTCTACACGCTTCAATATCAGCGACATAAATTGGAGTTGGAGCCTTACCATTTAGTAAGGATTTCATATATAGTTGATTATTTTCAGTTACCCATCTATGATATGATTGAAAAGCATCATCTAAATAGATGTTTTCTTTTTTCATCATCTCTGCTAAAAATCTAGCATCCCAATCCTCATGTTCGTAGAAAGTTCTCATTTGTTTTGTTTTGTAATTGGTATCCACACTTGATTATGTTCTCTGTAGTAGAGTGAAACCCGTGTCGATATGAATAGTATATAGGAGAATAATTTAGTTGTCAAGAAACTTGTTGTATTCCTTAACAAGCACCTTCTCCATACGATGTGCCTCTTT